TACAGAAGCCCTCGATGGCGCTAAAAAAACAGTTGCATCGGTTAGACTTTAATATATAATATAATTATGTCAGATATTATTACAATTGTAGATCATATTGGAAGAACAGTAATTGGGGTAAATAAGAAAGAGACAGCAAAATCTCTTACCATTTTTAACCCGGTTATTATTCACGTACAACCTGATGCTGAATCAGGTCAACTTCAAGTTCAATCCTTCCCATACCTCTTTATGGAGTTTATTAAGGGTGAAAAGGAACAAAATAACTGGACGTTTGATAAATCAGCTATTGCGGTTTCGGATGTTGTACTTGATGATAAGATTATTCTACAATATGAAAACATTAATAAGCCTAGACCTTCTGTTGAACAAGAAGAAGAGCCAGAAGTGGTAAAACTATTTACTGGTGACGGTAGTGATGCTAACTAAGCAGTTTATTAACGTAAATTAATTCAAGAGTCAAGTGGTTTACTGCTTGACTCTTTTCTTTTGTACACTATAATAAGATATGGATAAAGATATCGAAAGCGCCTTATCAGAGATTGATAAAATTAACCCCTTTGCAACATACTTGAGTGATAGCACTCTGAGTAGAGTTGGTGGTTGGATTGATACAGGCTCGTATGTTTTAAATGCTATTATTTCAGGTTCACTACACGGAGGTATTCCTAAAGGTAGAGTGACTATGTTAGCAGGTGAGTCAATGACTGGAAAGTCATTGTTTGTTATGAAGATTCTAGCAGCTGCTCAGAAGGAAGGTCTTATTCCTGTTATCTTTGATACAGAGAATGCCATTGATCCAGAAGGTGCTGAAAGACTTGGCCTAGATGTAAGCAATGTAAAATATGTTCCTTGTATTAGTATTGAACAGACACGTAACGCCCTGTATAAGTTCCTTACCTCTATCAAAGAGAAGGGACTCGAGGGTAAGTTCATTGTTGCTATTGACTCATTAGGAAACTTACAGTCAGAGCTATCCCTCAACCGGATGGGTAAGGACAGTACGTCAGCAGACATGGGAACTAATGCTAGAGCAATGAAGACTCTTATGCAGACATGTACTAATCTAGGTGCAGTTACACAAACTACTATTCTATGCACCAACCATGTATATGATAACCCTGCAGCACTGTTCCCATCAATTGAGAAGAACATGCCAGGTGGTAAGTCATGTGTATACCTACCATCAGTTACTGTTCAGCTTGCTAGAAAGCCAATGAAGTCAGATGGTGGTAAGACAATGGATGGTGAAACTGCAGTTGGTCAGAAGAGCTATGCAGGTATTATTATTAGAGCACTTACTAGAAAGAATAGATTTATTAAGCAGTATCTAGAAGGTGAAATGTACCTATCATTTGCATCTGGTCTAGATAGATACTATGGGTTAATTGATCTAGCAGTTGGTCTTGGCGCAGTTATTCAGACTGGTGCTACCTATCAACTCGAGGATGGTAAGAAGCTCGGATACTATAAGTCATTCAGAAAAAATACCGATCTATGGGAGAATACTATCCTGCCTATAGTAGAAGAGCGTATGAAGGACGAGTGGAACTATTCAAACAAAGAAGAAGAACCACCTGATGAGGTAGAAGAGGAGGTTGTACCCGAACCTACTTCGCCTATAATGGAAGATGTACTAAAGAGTAAGAAGAAGTGACTTAACTTCTCTGAACCTAGGAGTACTAGAGCCTATGATACTTACCTTCAGCGTTTGGTGCATTAAGCGGCATTTCCATTATACCAACCCAAAACCCAGGTACTAATTCAACCTCCGCTGCATGCTTCTTAGCTGTTTCAAAATCAGTAAAAATACCATGTGTGTTAGTATCTTCGTGTTCTGCATTTGATTGGACGATATACACGACACCACCCTCTCCATCTTCAACTTCTCTAGTTGGATCTTCCATTGGGTCGGGTGCCATGGCATCTCTTGCAAGATCTTGTAGCTCTGGATCATGTTGCTCAGAAAATACTTTACTTACTGCTTCTGCTAGTAGATCGCGATCTTTACCCCAATTGTTGTGTTGCATGTTATTATTTATATAGCAAGTTGATATTTTCTCGTAATATACTATAATAATATTATGAGCAAGAAGCTACTATTATCATTATCAGGAGGCATGGATAGTGTTGTTCTCCTTCACATGGCTGTTAATCAAGGGTATGATGAGATTCATACTATCTCTTTTGACTATGGCCAGAGGCATAGAAGAGAGCTTGAGTGTATCGAGAAGCAGTTTCATGATATATACTCAAAGCATAATGTGCAGTTATTTAATACTATAATCGATGCGAAGTTCCTAAGTAAAGTGTCTCCAACATCATCTCTAACTAACACTGATATCGATAACCCTGATATTAGTAAGATGGCAGGTGATGCTCAACCAGTATCGTATGTACCATTCCGTAATCAGATGTTTAATACGATTGCTTGTGCATATGCTGAGAGTAATGACATCCCAGAGGTGTGGTACGGTGCAGCAGAAGTAGATTCACTAGCAGGTTACTGGGATGGTAGTACAGAGTTCCTAGAATCGTTTAATAATCTAACTGCACTTAATAGAGAGCATAGGATAACGCTAGTAGCTCCATTGCTGACAATGTCCAAGGCGGCTATTGTACAAGAGGGTGTAAGACTAGGCGTCGACTTCTTAAACACGTGGACATGCTATTCAAATAGAGAAGACGGACTAGCGGATGCCACAACTCCCTCAAGTAGTATGCGTGTTAAAGGCTTTATTGATTCCGGTTGGGTAGACCCCATCAAGTATGTTCAACAGGATAAGCTAGATGAGCTATATAGGCAGAATAAATGTAAAGAAATTTAGCTTACTGCAATGGGTTCTTAATTACAAGCAATGCAATTAGATATAATTGGCCCATAACTAAGGACATGCCAAATATCCAATGCACACTTCTTAATCCCTCATCTTGTTTAGAGGGAGCTAAGAAAGCCCTTAGGTAGCAATAGGCAGATATTGTAAAAAACAGCTGTCTAAATATTAAATTAAAAAATACTCCCACATTGTGAAGCTTCTTCCAATCAGGAATCTCGAGATAATCTGCAGTCCATGGAATAGCCCACCATAGCGACTCTATAACCTTACCGGTGAATCCGATTATAATACCGGTAAATATCCAACCCATACGCTTTTGGTCCTTCGTACGGTTTTTACCGAAGCACACCTCTTTTGCCGGACCTTTGACTTCCCAGAGCACAACGATACACAAAGCGACAAGCGGGACTGTTAAGGCAAGGGATTGAAGCTGTGTAAGGGTTTTTATTACATCAAACACCATACTACTATTAATATTTATGGTAACAAATTATAGATTACTGAAATAACTATGAGCAATCTATTATAGAATAATACTTTGAGCGTGAAGGTATTACTCCCGTTTACGTCTACTATCCTCAACTAATATATCTACTGACCGCTGGATCTCTCTAACATCCATCTTAATATCGTGTATATCTGTCTTTAGAGGTGCAGTTTCTTTCATTATCTTTAGCTGTAGTTCAGCTTCAGTTCTATGCACATCTCTATCCCCCACATGAGCTGCTTGTGCATCAGTAAACTTCTGTACTAGAGCCTCAACACCATCATGATGTGGAGCTTCAGCATGCTTAGCGATATCGTTTAAATATACTATACCACCCCCTACGAAGCTAACCATACCCACTAACCCCAATATAACATATATCCAACCCTGTAAAGTTTTTGGTTTTTGAATTTGAACAGAATTATTAACATGCAGCTCAGCAATGGTCTGAGCTATTATAGACTTAATATCTTCATCTTTTGATGTACTATCCATAATTTTATGTTAAAGTATTTATACTATTAAGTCACTGTTTATTAAATTTTATAGACCGTAATTTCTAAGCTCAGCTAGCTGCTCACTTGTCTTTGGCATAAATCGTTCCTTAAAGCCGACGCTTTCTGTGATTGGCTCTACCTTTTCTTTGCTCTTTTGTGGTAACCCAACTACATACTGTGATGTGTATGACTCAGTAACTGTTTCTTCTGCATTTTCCATACCAGTAATGGCTTCCATACCAGACGTATCGACACTCTCGATATCATCTATATGAAACTCATGATCACCTCCATCATCATCTGATGCAAACACCTTATCTTCTGTAACATCATCTACTGCATACCACATACCATTAACGAGAATCATTGCATCACGAACGAGCTTACCACGTATACTATCACTAAATGACTCACCATCTTCAACTGCAGTATCAGTATTAAGGAACACCGCAACTTGATCCTCTCTAACATCAGGGTAAAGATTCATTACTAAACCCTTAACTAAATCTTCTGCCTTGTCTTGATCGCCGAATGTTCCAACTGGAGCCTCAGCATTAATACCAGCAGGAGTAATTTCTACTGTATAACCAGCATCTGCCATAATACCCTTTAGTCTTTCTGCAATCTCATCTTTATTTGATACAAGACTCAAGTCAACATCCAAGTCATCAAAGTCTAATGATGATCCTTCAACTTCCGTAATACCTTTTGCAAATTTAACAATGTAATCACCTACCTCATCAAGACTGTTTGCTAACTCCTCATCACCACCCTCTTCTGCTGCATCGGCCATAGCCTCTGCTTCTACTTTAGCTTCTGCTCTATCTTCTGCTCTTCTTTTATAAGCTTCCTTACGCTGTGCTGATCTTTGACCAACTTGAAACTCAACTGGGTCTGCAATACCTGTGCCAGCCGCGGCTTCTTTAATATCATCCGGAGAAGCATCATTAATAACACTTGCATACGTATGACCATCAACCTCTTGGGCCTTAAGAAACTCAACAAGAGGGGTCTGTGATGGAATGTTCCTAAAGCGTAAAAGATCTCTTTCTTCTTGTGTAGTTAACTCTCTACCAACACGTTTTGACATTAGGCCAACAATGATATTAAGAACAATACTTTTTGCCTCTCTAGTAGGTGCACTAGCTCCAATACTACGGGCTTCCTTTGCTGCTTTTCCCCATGGCTCCTTTAAACCAGGGAAGTTTTTTGAAACACTTTCCTCAAGAACGTTAATTCTTTCATAAATATCGTTGAATTTGCAGAACTCTCTCATATAATATATTTATACCAATGAAGCTAGATTATAAGGATTTTAATACATTAACACAAAAAGAGCTGTGTAAGATATCAGGAGTAGGTAAAACAACTGCTATACGGGTGTGCTCGATGCGACCATATAAAGAGAATAATGACCTTTTTAAGGTTAAAGGTCTTGGTAAAACAACCCTCAAACGGTTAGGTATTGAAAAGCAAGTAAAGGAGCGTAAAAAGTGGATAAGACATCCGGGTGATGGTAAAGACTACCCGGGTAGTTGCTTTGCAACAGATGCTAAAACTGAGCAGTTAGACTTCTTTTGGAGAATACCACGCGAACGTCGATTATACTTTGGTCATGAAGAAGAGTCAAAGGTTTTAATCGCGAAGATATTGGCTGAAAAAGAACAAGAGCTTATTTTAAAATAGTATATAAGTAATCTATAATGTGCGCAATATTTGGATCAGCAGATATCTCTACCTTTGAGGTGTTATACGAAGCTAATAAAGAGAGAGGCAACTTTGCAAGTAGTGCAGTTAGTCTCACTAGTGATGATCAGCTAATTATGAAGGCAGAGGGTGATATTAACTTCGATAAAGTAAAGATAAACACCATAGGTACAAAATATTTTATAGGTCACGTGCAAGCCCCTACTTCTGCGAAGAGAGACTGGACGTGGGATACGTCCCACCCGTTTGATAGCTTATCGTGGATGGTATTTCATAATGGCGTGCTAACAAATGCTGTAGATTTAGAGCAATGGTGTAGACCTAGCTGGAGTAACCCTGTTGATACGGCAATAATTCCAGAGTTATTACAGTGTACAATGGAGAGTTGTACTTATAAAAAACCGCGGCCTGTTTACTATATTAAGCAAGTACTAGAAATGTTAGAAGGTACATTTGCTCTTTCAATTATTGATTGCGATACGAATGAGGTATATCTAGCTAGGAGTGGTTCTATATTAAACTACAATAGTAAAGGAGACTATTCAACATTACCTGGTAAGGACTACAAAGAAGTACCTGAAGGAGCTATTTTAAGGTTAAACACTGAGACAATGAGATTTAATAAGGTAGGATCATTTAAAGTTAAGTCACCATTCTTATTCATATGAAGGTATTTTATTTTTCACTAACAAAAGGTAAGAAGAAGAACTGTTTACTCTACAAATCAGGTAGGTATGTAGATGGTGTTGAGATTTACTTTAAAGAACGTAACAAGATGTCAATCGCAAAGGCATATAACAGGGCAATCGATTTTTGTGTAAAGGAGGGGGTAGACTATCTTGTATTATGTCATGATGATGTTATTTTAGAGAACGTGACTGAAGCAAAACTACTGGAAAACTTCGATCAATTTGATATGTTTGGAGTTGCAGGGGCTACAGAATGTAAATTAGAGAAACCTGCCTTGTGGCATCTTATGGGTGGTGGATTTGGTGGTGGTAATCTGCATGGAGCAGTATCACACTTACAAGGTAGCACTAAAGGCATGACATCATTCGGACCATACCCGCATAGAACAGTGATGATTGATGGTGTGTTTATGGCTATTAAAAAGGAGGTATTTGAGAAAGTACGCTTTGATGAAAAATGCCCTGCAAAATGGCACTTCTATGACCTTGACTATAGTATGACGGCTCACAAAGCCGGCTTTAAGGTAGGTGTGAGTGATGTTATAATTACACATGCATCGCCTGGACTTAAAGAGTTTACGCCTGAGTTTGAAAAGGGGCAAAATTGGTTTATTAAGAAACATACGAGTTAGTTTGTATAAATATTGATATGAATTCAATAGATGAGTTTTTAGAGAAGGAGTATCAAAATTTAGTTGAGAGTACTGGTGTAGAGCTACCTGAAGATACCTGCTATTGCGGTACGGCTTGGATGCCTAAATTTATTAAATGCTCACTAAGTCATAAATTTAACGCTAGCTGTAAGGTACATGATATATATTATACGACTTTATGTATAGATAATGAAGATGCGGATGTTATTTTTCTAGAACACATGCTTATGCAAGCTGGTGAGTCTCTTATATGGCGGAGTGTTGCATATCTGATGTTTTTGAAGGTTAGAGTATTTCAATTTTTTAACAGAGACTTCTTTAGCTCTTTTAAAACATAATATAGTTGATAAATTAAGTTTACTACGTATAATACACTAGTGAGTAGACTTGATTTAGATACATTTGAGGACGTTTTAATATATAAATCCTTAACCGATAGCGGATATCTTGCATCTATTGCCGATATAGCTAAACCAGAGTACTTTAAAAATAAATCTATTGCTAGTATATTTACTATTATTAAGGACTTTTCTGAAAGACGTAATACTCTACCGACAATAACAGAAATTAAGTCATATCTTGTAACAGATGAGCAAAAGGCATCATTTAAATCACTAGTACAATCGTTTTCAGATATAGATAAAAACCTCAATAAAGAGGAGCTATACGATAATACGGAACAGTTCCTAAAAGAGAAGGCTGTTTACCATACTATGCTAAATGTTGCTGAAGATGTCTCAAGCGGTAAAGTTGATACAGCAGATGTTCTGCAGAAGTTTGAAGAATCATGTAATATCAGCCTAGTAACAGATCTTGGCTTTAATATGTATGATGATATCGATCTTTTAGTTAGTGATCTGAATGCAGAGCAGCGATTTATACCATCAAAGTGGGAGTGGTTAGACAATTGCTTAGGTGGTGGGTTTCTAGAAAACGGTAAGTCGTTATATGTCTTTGCGGGTGAGACTAATATTGGTAAGTCTATATTTTTAGGTAATATTGCACATAATATCGCGCAGCAAGGTAAAAATGTGTTACTAGTAACACTAGAAATGTCAGAAATGTTATACGCTCAGCGTATTTGTTCTGATGTAACCAAAATACCGATGAAAGAATTACGTCAGAACGGTCCTACTATTAAACATGTAGTTAAACAAGAAGAAGGTAAGATATTTATTAAAGAATTTCCACCAGCTACTATTACCCCTAATCAATTACAAGCCTTTATAAAGAAGTTCGAAGAAAAGGGTATTAAGATTGATGCAATAGTTTTAGATTACTTAAACTTACTTCACTCGACTATGGGTAATAACTCATATGAGCGTATTAAGCACGTAACAGAGCAGGTACGTGCTATGTCATATACATTTGAGTGTCCGATTATATCAGCAACTCAGCTTAACCGCTCAGGCTTTGATCAAGATAACCCCGAACTAGCTACTATCTCAGAGTCTATAGGACTAGCTGCAACTGCAGACTGCATTTGCTCTATCTATCAAAACGAAGAAGATAGGGAGATGGATATTATTAGGTTAGGTATGATGAAAAATCGATACGGTCCACGTGGTACTACACAAGCTATGCGGATTGACTACCCTACACTATCAATTGAGCAGGCAGATGATGTAGATCTGATAGATGATGGAGACGATACTCTTAATGCATTAGCTGGTCTTGCAAATTAATACTCACTCATTAAATATATGAGGTGAAAATATTAGTATTTACAGATAACGACCTCGACGGTGCGGGCTCAGCATTATTTATTAAGTGGTTGTTTAACCATAAACTATCACTGTTTACTGTTGTCGATACGACTGAAGCAACATTTACTAATGACTTTAAAAGTAGGGAAGAATTAATAGGGATATATGATAGAGTATTTATTCTCGATCTAGATTTGACAGAAAAGCAAATAAAGCTTGTAGATCAACAACACGTGGTTGTTGTTGATCATCATATACCACACTCTCGGAAGATTGAAAGCTACAATAAAGCAAAAGTTGTAGTTAAGGAGCATAGCTCATGTATTGATTTATTGAGATGTAAGTTTAACAAGCTTGAACTTACACCTGCTCAAGAAGAGATAATTAAATTTATTGACGACTATGATAGTTATACCTTAAAGTATGGTGATTCGCTTAAGTTAAATGCAATACATAGAACATTTAACAACCCTAAAACGGAAAAGTTTATTGAAGCTTTTGAAGCTGGGTTTAGACCATATACGATACATGAAAAAAACGGAATTAAGTTATTTATAAGTAAATTTAAAGAGCAACTACAAAATCAAGTATATAGAGGTCGAATAAAGGAGTATAGTGTGGTGTCTATAATGGCAAATTATGCTATAAGTGAAGTAGCGCGTTTTACTATTAATAAGTATAATGCTGATATCGGTATTGTTGTTAATATAGATACACAAACCGTATCCTTTAGAAAGAGTAAGACTTGCGACGCAGATGTGAGTATTCTCGCAAAGACGTTATGTAACGGTGGTGGTTCTGCATCTGCCGCCGGCGGTCATTTAACCAAAATGTTTGCAAACTTAACAAAAAACTTTATCGCATGATCAACTTTACATCACAATCACCCGCTAGTTCAATAGTTGAGTTAGAATCGGAACATTTACTATTATGTTTTTGTACATACTGTACACTTCTTAAAGGTAAGAAGCTTTCTTTGCAAAATATATTTGTACTAGTACTTAAAGAAGTAAGGTTGAGACGTATACTTATGAGCTTATTGTCTATAGATAATAACTATGAACTTGTTAAGGTGTTCTTGCAATTTGAACCGTCAATCGCGCAGTCAAAGTATATAACAAAATACCTTAACGCTAATAAGAGTATTGATCTTTAGAATATTACGTATATAATAATTATACGTATATGATTTCAAAGAAGGAAGAGCAAATATATAATAGTCATCTTTATACTTCACGTAAAGTTAATAATAAGCCGGTGCGGTTAAGAAGTAACTTTACGAAGTTAGCCGATAAGGATATTGTATGCTTGAAGAAACTATCAAGTTTCTTTTATAGATATAATCATATTAATTTACAAGATTGGTTTACTGCACCATATAAGATATATAGTGGTAGTGAGCAATATTATGACTTACATTTTTTTACTACAAGAAAGGCTCTTAAGTGTTATACTATGTATATGAAGCAACTCGAGGTAGAGGATCCGGATAGTGATGATGCTATTAATAGAATGAAGGAGTGTCTCGCATTTATTTATAGGTATTGTATAGATAATAATATAACACTCGAGCAATATAACCAAAGCATGTCTGCTAACATACCTACAGTTATTGCACATCTTAAGGAGCATAAGATTAACTTTTACACGTTGCATTTACTAGAGGTAGACACTATAATAAAAACAGTTGAGACAGCAATACTTAACTTCATAGTTGGTGATTTTTGGAATATATACTCACAGACTAGAGTTAAGTTTGTAAATTCTAACAAGTTAAAACAAAAAACAAGAAAAGTAAAAAAACAAATACAACTAAAATTAGTTGAAAACCAAAAAAAATAAATTATAATAATATCATGAGTTCGTTTAATATGTCAATGTTCGAGTCAATCAAGGGAGCCCTTGCTGACAGTAATAATAGTAATCAGTCAAACTATACCGAGATTCTACAATGTAGGCCCGGTAATACGTATACTGTACGTTTACTACCTTTTACCAAATCACCTAAAGATACTTTCTATCACTACTATAATATGGGTTGGTTGTCTTTTGCAACCGGTCAGTTTGTACAGGCCCTGAGTCCTCAAACATATGGTGAGCGGGATCCTATTGCAGAGGAACGTTTTCGTGCCTCACGTACCGGTAGTGAAGAAGAAAAAGAGAAAGCGCAGGCTATACGCCGTATGGAGAAGTGGCTAGTTAATGTATATGTTATTGACGATCCAACTAATCCAGATAATAACGGTAAGGTTAAGATGCTCCGTTATGGTAAGCAGCTACATAAGATTATTACTGAAGCCATCGAGGGTGAAGATGCAGAAGAGTTCGGCCCGCGGGTATTTGATCTTGGAGCCGAAGGTGTTAACTTTAAGATTAAAGTCGAGCAACAAGGTGATTATCCAACATATGTTTCATCTCGCTTTACAACAGCCGGTAAGATTGATCTTTCAGATGATCAACAAGAGAAGGCATATACAGGAGTGTTTGACCTAAGTCAAGTATTTCCACTTAAGTCATATGACGAGCTTAAGCAGATGCTGGATGAGCACTACTTTTGCAAGTCAGAAGATGCAGAAGAGATTACTATTCCTGAACCACCGGCAGCGGTTGCGAGTAAAGAGGTAGTAAGTGAACCAGCACCGGCGGCACCGACCGCAACTAGTGTTGATGATGACATTGATGAACTTCTAAAGGATCTCTAATAAATGAACCAGTCAGAAAAGGAAACATTGCTACAGTTTATGGGGCAAGTATATGGTGAAACAAAAAAGAATGATCAACTACTGGTTGGCCAGTCACAGCAACTACAGCCTAGAGCAGAACAGGTTAAACAACAGTTTACACAGGTGTTAAAGGCAAAAGCACAACCTAACGGTCCAGTACAGCCTTACACTCAACCTGCACCTTCACCGGAAGCTGGTACTCAACAACCTGTTACTCAACAGCCTGTTACTCCACAGCCTGTTACCCCAGAGCAAGCAGCTAAAGAGTTAGCGCAAGTAACAGTAACACCTGAACAGGCCACACAAGAGCTTGTTCAGGTCGTGCAAGAGCAAGCTGTTGACCCTAATCAAATGGAGTTTGACTTGAGTGAACCGACTCAGTTAGATAAAATTATTGAACTGTTAGAGAGTCAAAATAAATTATTAGTTGAAATTCGAGATAGTAGTATAAAATCAAAGTATAATGCAAAGAGAGCTAAGAATAAAAAACCGCAATGAATTTCTAAGATACTTAGATTCTGTTTCAAAGATAAACGATAGTGCTATTTTTGAAATAACGCCTTCCGGTATTAGCTGTCTCGTTTCTTCAATCGATAATACTCTTATACAACTATCTGAATATAAGAGTAACTTCGACTTTACTAGTGTGCTTAATATTCCTGACATTAAGAAATTTCAACGTGTTATTGATACTCTTAATAGTGATGAGTTTACGCTTACATTAGATACTAACTGCCTAGAATATAAAGGTAAAGATATAAAGTTCAAGTATCACTTATTCGAAGAAGGTTTCTTAAGTAAGCCTAGCCTTAACGTAGAAAAAATTAAGAATTTTGATTATGATGTAAGCTTTGAGTTTACTAGAGACGTGTTACAGTCGCTTCTTAAGGGAAGTACATTTGCTTCAGAAACAAACAAGGTATATCTTTATACAGAAGGTAGTAGTGTAAAGGCTGATTTAACTGATAGGGCTAGGCATAATACAGATAATTACTCTATTACAATTTGTGATAGTGATTTTGAACTTAAACCTACACCAATAAACTTCGATAATATACGGTTGCTATCAAATATTGATAATAAGTATACATGCAATATTAATACGGAATACGGTGTTGTTGTTATTGATAATAACACAGACGCTATTAAATTAAAGTATATAATTTCTTCCTTAACTCAATGATAAACAGGCATACAAAAAACAAACTCAAGACCGCAGGCTATTTCATTAAAAGATTACGTGATAGTAACTTTGAAACATTAAGGGTCTTTAGTAATTATAGCGAGACTGACCCACGTAAGTGGACGATTCTTGTAGACCCAACCGGGTCATCAGTGTTTATTACATGTTTTGAGAACCGACCGTTTAAGGGTGAATATCTATTTACCTTCGATGATGGTAATCAGGTGTTTAGGCAGGGGTATATTCTAAAGACGGACTCAATCGAGGTTGTAGTAAGAAAGCTAGTTGAAGGTGGTGTTGGACCACGAGGTGGTATCGGTCCACTTAATGAACTAAATAATAAGGATGAGTGAACAGGAAGATACTGATGAAAGCTTACGTGCGTTAATAGAAGAGGCATTAAAGATCGATATAAAAACAAAGCGTGAATATAAAGATCATCGTGAACTTGCGGACTCCTTAGGTCCTATTATATCAGAGTTTTTAGATAGCTTTATTGTTTTAGGGTATGACTTTAACGGTCAACCACTCAGTTTTCAAGTATCTACTAAAACGCAACAAAAGGATGCTCTAGATACATTAGTATTAAAGTACTTTTATCAACGTACAGGTTTAAAAGATGCAGAAGGTAGCAATGAATTGTA